GATAGATCGGAGGCGCTTTAAAAACCCTGAAATTGAGTCGGGTGTTGAAGGATTTACGTATCGGTCGAGAGCTGTGACCGCTTAAATTTTTTGCTTCCTTCGACCGTCCGTTTCAGGTTAATTCGTTAAAGACAGGCGGAATTTTACACGAGCAGTTTTGCGGTGCATTTTTTCCGCTTTTGTTTTTTCGATCGTTTGATGCGTAGTCATCATAAGGTGGAACATGGCAACAGCCAAAAAAACAACTAAGAAGACAACTACGAATGTCGGTGCTGATACTGTAGAAACAGTAGAAGCTGCCGAAACCACAGCGAAAAAAACAACCGCTGCTAAAAAAACAACTACTGCAAAGAGAACTCGTACTCCGAAAGCAGCTGCTCAAGAAACTGCTGCTGAAGTAGCGGCAGAACCGGTTAAGAAAACGACGAGAAAGACCTCAGCAGCTAAAGCCACTAAAGCTGCAGCCGAAGAAACTCCTGCAAAGACAACAGCAAAAAAAACAGCACGAAAGACAACTGCTAAATCTGCCGCAGCTGACGAGGCTGCTGATGAAGCCGTGGCCGAAAAAGCTCCTGCAAAGAAAACAGCAGCTAAAAAGACCACAGCAAAAGCAAAACCTGAAGCTAAGCGCGGCCGTCCCGGCAGAAAGGCAAAAGTCGAGACAACCGAGGATGACCTCGTCGGTGACAGCGATGATGATTCCATCGATGAAGAAGTCGCAATCGCTGAATCTTATGTTCCGCCGGCTTCTGTTCGCGGAAAAGGCAAAGCTCGTGACAAGGCAATGAAAGAGGCCTTGAACCGCAGCTATGCTCATCATGAGGAAGACGATAAAGAAACTCGTTTGAACAAGCTCAAGGCGTTAATTCGCATGGGTAAGGAAAGAGGCTATCTGACTTACTCTGAAGTTAACGACCACATGCCGGAAAACATCGTCGATCCGGATCAGATCGATCAGATCATTTCGACATTGGCTGACTTGGGTATTCAGGTCTACGAACAGGCTCCGACCGCTGACGATTTGCTCATCGGCGACTCTGTTCCGACAGCCAGCGACGACGCTGCTGAAGAAGAAGCAGAAGCCGCTTTGGCCACCGTTGACAGCGAATTCGGTCGTACAACTGACCCTGTCAGAATGTACATGAGAGAAATGGGCTCCGTTGAGCTTCTGACTCGCGAAGGCGAAATTGAAATCGCTAAACGAATTGAAGACGGTCTGAAGCACATGGTTCACGCCATCTCCGGCTGCCCGACGACGATTGTTGCCATTTTGGAAGATGCTGAAAAGGTCAGAAACGGCACGATGCAGATTGACCAGATCGTTGACGGCTTGGTTGACGGTTTGGACGAAGAAGCCAGTGAGCAGGTGGCTGAAGACGACGAAAGCACGGACATCGGTGCCTCCGGTATGACGGCAGGTCAGATTGACGAACTCAAGACTGTCGTTCTTGCCAAACTGGACCACTGCAAAGAGCTTTATCAGGATCTGAAGCATGCCTACGAGGCTGAAGGTTACCGTTCTCCTGCTTTCATTAAGGCTCAGGACGCAATTCAGGAAGAACTGCTTTCTCTGCGCTTTACAGCTAATACGGTCGAACGTCTTTGCACCATGCTGAAAACTCAGCTTGAAGAAGTTCGTAAGTACGAAAGCCGAATTTACGACATCGTCGTCAACCGTGCAAAGATGCCGCGTGAGCTGTTCCTCAAGGAATTCCTTGACAATGAAACGAACCTGGCATGGTCTCAGGCAATTGCTGAGAGCGACAAGCCTTACGCAATCGACGTCAAACGTAAACTTCCTGAAATTCAGCACCTCCAGCAGCAGCTGCAGAATATTCAGAATGCTGTAACACTGCCTCTGAAGGATCTGAAGGACGTTTACAACCAGATGGCGACTGGTGAGGCTAAGGCTAGAAAAGCTAAGCGTGAAATGACCGAGGCTAACCTTCGTTTGGTGATTTCTATTGCTAAGAAGTACACCAACCGCGGGCTGCAATTCCTGGATCTGATTCAGGAGGGCAACGTCGGCTTGATGAAGGCTGTTGATAAGTTCGAATACCGCCGCGGATATAAGTTCTCTACTTATGCCACATGGTGGATTCGTCAGGCTATTACGAGATCTATTGCTGACCAGGCCAGAACAATTCGTATTCCGGTCCACATGATTGAAACCATCAATAAGATGAACCGAATCTCTCGTCAGATTCTTCAGGAAACAGGTGTTGAACCGGATCCTGCAGAGTTGGCGGAGAAAATGGATATGCCGGAAGACAAGATCCGTAAGATTCTGAAGATCGCTAAAGAACCGATTTCTATGGAGACTCCGATCGGCGACGACGAGGATTCTCATCTTGGAGATTTCTTGGAAGACTTCGGAACTGTTGCTCCTGCGGAAGCCGCTCAGCAGTCCAGTCTTACCGAGATCACTAAGGAAGTCCTGGATTCTCTGACTCCGAGAGAAGCCAAGGTTCTGAGAATGCGTTTCGGCATTGAAATGAGTACTGACCATACTCTGGAAGAGGTTGGTCGTCAGTTCGATGTCACTCGCGAAAGAATTCGTCAGATCGAGGCCAAAGCTCTCCGTAAGCTTCGTCATCCGAGCCGTTCGGATAAATTGAAGAGCTTCATGGAAGGCGGAAGCAATAACTAAGATCTAAAAAGATACGAAGTAGGGCCGGAATTTTCCGGCCTTTGCTTTACCCTGCGCCGGAGCAGTTTAGAGATCCTTTGTAGAGATTTCAACGCTTCGTTAGAAGGAGGGGTAGGTTAGAAGATAGAATCTAAGGCCATATTATTGACATAAAGAGGAACTTCGTCTTCTAACTGGTCCCAGGTTCAAGTCCAGTTGGGCCACCATCTTTCGAATTCTATCTACGGAATTGTCTCGGCTTTTCGAGAATGATAGGTTAAAAACGAATTATTGGAAGATCTGATAGAATTACGCTTCTGCACAATGGTGACCCTTCATCATTAGGCCCCATAGCTCAGTTGGTTAGAGCAGTCGACTCATAATCGATTGGTCACTGGTTCAAGTCCAGTTGGGGCCACCAATCATTCTTCTACATAGTGCTATATTCCGCTACAACCCTCTCTAATTCAATGGATTGGCCTCTATCATATCCGCCAAAGCGCTACAAAAATATATAAAATGTACGTGTTTCTGTACGTAGTGATGTACGCTTTGGAGCTTAATGATGTCAGCCATTTCAAAAACACCTTGCGGAACTTATTCTGTACGCTGGCGGGAAAACGGGAAACACCGATCTAAAAATTTCAAAACCAAAACCGAGGCGCGCAAATTCCAGCAGTTACTGGAAGCCGACGAATTAACAAAAGAATCTAAAGTTACGTTTGAGCAGGCGATTGATATTTACGAGAGAGAAGTAACGCCGACAAAAAAGACCCAGCGACAAGAACTTTTTAAGCTGAGCAATCTTAGAAAACTTAAATTTGCTCAACGGCTCCTGAGAGACATCCATCCGGCTGACATCGAACAGTACGTTAACGAACGCAAGCGCACGCCCAGTTTAAAAACTGGAGGACGGATCGGGGATTCCACAATCATCAAGGATGTGAATCTCATCAGCGCTATTTTCCGGCATGCAATAAGGTTAGGGCTGGCCGATAAAAATCCATGTTCAGAAATTAGCAATAGACCTCAGGAACCTGAACATCGTGAACGTGTGGCATCCGATTATGAGTTGGAACTGATCAAACAAGCGTCCGGATGGGACGGAGAGTCCGCGCCAAGGAACAGCACTCAAATGGTTGTCGCTGCTTTCCTATTTGCCTGTAGAACCGGAATGCGCTTAGGTGAAATCATTCAATTAGAGGAAGCGTGGATTACTGATCGGGTAATTCACTTGCCGAAAGAAGCGACAAAGACTGGGTCGGCAAGAGATGTCGCAATGCCTGCCGAGGCTCTAAGAATTTTAAATTTGGTCCGAGAACGGGACTTTAAGCCAAGAATTTTCGGGATAGCATCAGAAACAGCCTCGGCCATTTGGAGAAAAGTTCGCAATCGTGCAGGCCTAGGCCCCGTCACTGATTCTCAAGGGCGTCTGATCAAAGAAGGTTTGAATTTTCACGATTCCCGGGCAACGTTTGCAACATGGGCAGCTTCCCCTAATCCGAAAACTGGTGTGCCCCGACTGGATGTTCTCGCGCTGGCGAGACAGACGGGGCACAAGAATATTGCAATGCTGCAGAGATACTATCGTCCGACGGCAGCGGATATTGCTAAGAGGCTCGACGACGAATAGAAGCAATCCGTCTCAGCTTCAGTTCCTCATGATAAAGGCCGTTTATCCATGCTTGGACATCAATATAACGCCATCGTTTGCTTTTGCCGTCAGACAAATAAAATGGCGCCGGGAAGTCCGGTCTGTTGATAATGTTCCGGACAGTCTGAGAAACCTTTCCCTGAATACAAGAGAATCCAAGCATGGCAGAGATTTGATTCTGATTCACAACCAAAGGCGGCCTGATACGATCTGCGATTTTGTCAGCCAATAAATCCATTTCCGAGTTATCCATTTACGCCACCTGCTCTAAATACCTAAGCACCAAATCCTCATCCATCTCATGCACTCCATGCGGGAGGCCTAGTTTCTCCCGGCGTTCGTGTTCGTCATCAATAAGCTTCTTGACCGCCATGAATTCACGTACTGTCCGGCGGGGAGCTGTCTCTAATCCTTCTCTCAAAATGCTGCAGATTTCGGCACCGACATCTCTCAAAACATCCAGCTCATGGGCTGTTCCCACGTAATGATTTGTGGCCTTTTTCGCATTTTTACGATTGAGAATGTCATTTAATGCATGCAGTGCTTCCTGGAATCGCTCAAAGAATTCTTGTTTGGCTTCTTCCTGCCCTTTGAGGCGCCTTAGGTACACCACAATTCCGCCCCAGTTGAGAAAATCTTGAATGCAGTGCATGTGATCATCCGTTGCATCACCGCGGGGCAGTGTGATTTCAATAATCAAAGCGGTTCTGTTCACGATAGATTTCAGCTCAGTGACCATTGCGTCGGAGTAGTGGGCGCCGGGCAAACGAATCTTTATCGGTCTGTGTACCTTGCGAGGCTTTTTACTTGTCGGCATTGCCTTCTTCCTCCTTAAAAAATACCAGCCAAAATCTGTTTGTTCCTGCTTTGTTGGCCGAGGGTTTCTTGTCTCCCAAGAGCGGCTGACGTTTGAGCACGTAAAGTAGCTCTGCCAGCGTCACATCTTTGTCGGCCCACTTGAAAATCAGAGTTCCGTTCGGCTTGAGAACTCTCCAGGCCTCGTCAAAGATCTTTTTCATGCCTGCATGCCATTCTTTCTCCAGCACCCCGTAACTTTTCCCCATGTCGGACGTCTTCCCACAGTTAAAAAGGTGCGGAGGATCGAGCACGACGAGATAAAACGAGTTGTCCGGAAACTCGAGCTTTCTGGCGTCTATCAACATGTCCGGGTGAATTTCAAGTTTTTTGTATTGACGCGTCCAATGAGTTTCGCATCGAATATCTCCGAACAGGACGTTTGCGTTCTCTTTGTCAAAGTAAAACATCTTTGGTCCGCACATAGGATCCAGAATCGGTTTCATTTTTGTGCTCCGTCGCGTTCGTAATCAAAAAACAGGTTCGCTGTGATCCGGCACAGAGTCCGTCCGATCATGCCTGTCCACCTCGGTTCATTGTTGAGTGCTGCCAGAAGGTCTCTGTCGTTTGCCTGTTGCTCAAGCAGCTGAACAATATCCCGGAAAACTCGGCTCTGAAGAGCAGGATCTTTCTCGCGCTTGGCGATGAACTTCTTGAGGCTCGTTAAATAAACTTGATTCAGTTTCTGTGTCATTTTCTTTTCCGTGGTAACTAGAAGCCTCCTGTCCCCGGTTTCCTGGCTGCCTAATCTCGTGGTTAAAAATGGAGCAGGGGGCTTGTAGTTACATTTTCGATAAGTGCCGGTCTGTTCCCGGCTGTCACTCCGGATTGATAATTAATTTGTCATACCAACTATCAATTAAGGAGGAAATATGATCATCGATTGCCAGGTTTACATCCGCAGCCATCGCTTTCCTGAGGCTGAATGGGAAGGGAATGGGGAGGTTTTGGTGTGGACGTCGACTGGGGCTCGGTTTCTGATTTTCGGAGTTTCTGAGCGCGAGTTCCTCGAGTTGCAACGTACTGCGGATCACGAGTCCATAGTAAAGTTGATAAAAACACACCGTTGCCAATGGACCTAGCGGGGTTGTAAAAACGCCCCTCAAACATATACATTTTTCCGTCTAACTTAATAGATGTAATGCAGCGGAGGTCGTCAAGGTATCGGCCTCCTGCGTTTTTATTAAAACAGATCATCGACTTCCCCAGAAGCCAAATACCGAATCTGTAGCTGATGTTTTGAATTTTGGTCTGTAGAAAGTTCATTTACTCCTCACTGTTTGTGGTCTTTTCCTCAGAGTTGTTGGGCGCCGGTCTTTCCCGGCTGTCACTCCTATCGGATAATTAAGAGGTCTCAATTCATCAACTACCGAAAGGAGAGAAAAAATGGCAGATGAATCTCAAAACACCCGTGTTTTCATGGAGAAAGAAGAGGCGATCCAGGTCATATGTGCCGCGTTGCAGGGAGGCGCCTTAAAGCTTCCTTTCGCCACTGAGTTTCATGACCACATCAAAAAGGCGCCAGACGGTCTGAAGTTTGAGACTTTCGCCCGGGCCATCCAATATCCTGTCGACGGATGCAATGGGTACATGATCAGCGGGCGAATGATGGATCAATTCATGGTCCCCGCTTATTCCGACGGACTCTATTTGCTGACTCTGCTTGCAGTTCTCACCGGAGGAATCAACGAAAAGGCTTTCTCCGATCTGGCTGCAGCGGCGGCCACTCATTGAATCGAGCTTAATTAAATATTCAATCCGGGAAGAAACGAACCTCTGAAGCGTAAGGTAGTTCGTGGCCTTCCCGCCGAGGCCTTTCCCTTCGTCGAGCAGTTCTTTCCAAATCTGCCGGGCGGCCTGGGGATACAGAGGAACGAGCTTTCCGTATTCTTTGATAATCGAGTCCTCGACCTCAAAGTATTTGTAGGTTCTCGACAGAGAATTTTCAGGTTCTTGGCTGCAAGTTTCTTTTACTGGCGCCGGTGCTGAGTCCTCGTAAAAATCCTCTTTGATCCGGGCGTTGAAGTAAGCAAACCCTTCTTTTCCATTACGGTCATAATCAACAAAAATCAGTATAGATTCGTCGTTTTCGTACTCATTGCTGTTGGCCGCGTTCTCAAGCCTTTTTATTCCTTGATCACAGCATTTTTTTATCGTTTCAAGAGTAATTTCGCCATCCGCGGATAAGCGGATGATTTGAGCCATAGCAGCCACAAATTCAGGTCTAAGTTTTTTCATGATGGATTCCCTTGGAGCAATTAAAAGATCGGATCATTGATGCCGAAAACCGAACCCTTAGACATGGAAGAAAGACCGTCGATGAACCTGAGTTTCCCTAGTTGGTCTAACTCGAGAAGCTCATCGATAATGAGCTGAGAAATTCTTTGGATTCGTTTTGCCCTTTTGATTGTGAGGTTGGAAAAGGGCGCTCCGCACTCTGCTTCTTTCTTAAGGTCTTCAAATCGAGCTTTGATGGACATGTTAAGAAGACGCGCTCTTTTCTCGGCTGGAATTTCTTCTTCAGCGAACGATAGGTAAAAGTCTGCATACCTTTGGGCAAACCACTTTATTGACGTTTTTGGCGTGACGCCTGGGACATCCAGTTCAACCATGACTTGATAGGAATCGGGGTCTTCGGCAATGGTCCTCTCAAGAGCTTCTACAACTCGATCGCAATAGTCATCAAGTTCTTCCGGAGACAAATCCTCTTCCACCTTGTCTTTAGTTCGACGAAGAATTCCGGAAACATATTCAGGATTTAATTTTCTCTTCATGGACATTACTCCTTAACAGGGTCTTCAATAAAATCTCTTAAATCAACCAGCAGGCTGTAGTCCTCGCCGCGGATTTTGAATTTGACTTCGTAGCCTCCGGTGAACACGCCTTTCTGCTCTTTGTCCGGGAAGAGGATGAACGTCTTGTTTTCTTTGTTAGCCTCGTCCTCAAGGAGGCGAACAATGTGGTCACGAGTTTCTTCTGCCTCCTGACAGTCGATGGCGCCGGTTTCGAGCTGGCGGTCCATGACAAACTGGAGGAGGGACGGGAGACGTTTAGGATCGAGTTTTTTCATGATTAACGTCCTAAGCAGCACCGGCGGAAACTTTCAATATCACTGCCTACGCGCCGGAGGGAGTGGATCTCATAAAAACCATCCGAGTTAATTTCCTTGTCGATGGTTGCCCGGAAAACATCGCCCATTCCAAATGTATTGATGATGTTGTGGCGGAACATCGCATCTATGAAATCCGGATCGCTGATCGAGCAGACGTAGGTTTTTTCCGGATATAAGAAATCCTTGAAAATCCATCCGGCAGCTGCAGTGAAATCAGGACGAACCAGCCACAGCTCTTTTTGCTCGTATGGGCAGAACTCGGACTCAAATTCGATAGGCTCCCATGCTAGAAAGTTCCGATCTCCATTAAATTCGACTACGCCATAATTTCCAACTAGGCGATCTCTCGATTTAGCCAACAAAACCATCGGGATGGAGTTGGCTTCTTCGATGATCAGAAAACACTGGTTGCTTGGGAAATCTTTCAGCGGTATGGCGCCGGTGTTGGTGAGTTTGATGTCCATGGTTATTCCTCTTCTTCTGTCTTCGGCTTCGGGGCGTACAAAACGCCGACACTCTTAGATCGAAAGTGACCTCGAAAGCGACTTCGGAGCTCATATTTCGTCCTTCGGTAGCTGGGCCAAGTAACGAGACAGAACCATGATGCAGTCTGTGAACAGGCTGCGGGTGTCGGGCGGAGGATAGGGATTTGAGCCGACGCAGGAGCCCAGAAGACCGATCAACTCAACGACGCTCTCTTTTGTGAGGCGGTGATCGTTGGTCATCAGGGCGTTGAGAATGTTTTCGGTGCTGCGGAGCAGACGGCCGAAACTTTCACCGCTCCAAACCAGGAGCTGGCGGGCGCTTTCGTTGACTAATGTGGCGTCGACGTTGGAAAAGAAGATCCAAACGGGAAGAGAATTTTCAGTGTTTTGCATAACGCACCTCATTGAGAGATGCGTTAAGAATACTTCACAAATATATTTTTGTAAAGAAAGCTTTACACGTCATCTAATGGTTTCATGATTTGTGTGATGATATTTAAGGTCATTTTTCGTTGTTGATTGGGCATTTGATCTATCAAAGAAGCGGCTTCTGCGGCTTCTGGGGTTGGGGTGCCAGCAGAATTAAATTCTGGCTTTCCCTCTCCGAGTATCAGCCAATATGGATTTATATCCAAACACTTAGCCATCCTTAGGGCATTTTCAGCGCTAAAGCTTTTAGTTTTGCCAGCCATGATCTGAGAAATCGCAGATCTAGAAAGATTCAGCCTTTTAGCTAAATCGACCTGTTTCATGCCGCGCAAATCTAATGCAAATTGGATTCTTTCTGACAACGAACTCATAAGCAAAGTTTACAAAGGCGTCTGATAAGCATGGTTTACGAGGTTCTTGCTTAAAAAGTGAAGAATGCTTAACATATAAAAATGGACAAGAAAAAAGCTATCTCTTTATTCGGTTCGGGAGCCGCTCTTGGGAGAGCTCTTGGAATCTCCAGAACTGCGGTTGGTTTCTGGCCGAAGGTATTAACTACTCGTCAGCAGGACGAGGTTATTGGCGCAGCCATCCGCGTTGGAAAACTGACTCCGGAGCAGGCTAAGGAGCTCATAGAACATGAGAGACAAAGGCACGAACGAATTACGAGTGAACGTGACGGATCTGACGGACGCCGTTCTCAACTGGAAAGTCGGCCTGAACTCTGACCTGTCGAAGAACTCGATTGTCTGCAGGGTGCTGGATAAGTGGGCGAGAGAAGTGGTCATGAAAACGCTCCGTAAGCAGGACAAGGCCAATTTATCGGTAAAGCTGCTGAAGATCCACGGCGTCGATCCGGCATTGTTCCGGCGCGATCCGGCAGGCAGCGGAGAAGGGCGGGATGAAGCAGATGAAAAAGAAGAACAACGTCCGCTCGCGAACTTTTACCAATCACTTGAAAACACAAAACGCCAGTAGGGCGCCGGCAGCCAAACAACCCAAGGAAAAACAACCATGACAGACGATCAAAGGAGAGTCGCCAGACAGCGGCTCGACAAACAGCTCCGGCAGCTTGACTCCCGGAAATTCTCTTTCAACCGAATGCCTTGGCGCAAGCGGATGGCTTACGCACTGCTGTTGTTCATCTACATAGTGCCGTTGGCAATCACGGCCGCGCTTGCGCTCGACAAGGTTTTCTAGGAGAAGGTCATGGCCAAAGAATCCAAAACGCTATTGGGCGCTCTGCTGATGCCGACGCGCGGAAGCTCGCTTCCCACAGGCAGGCTTGTCAAATTAACGGACGATCTGGAGAGCTTCCGCGAGCTGATTGACTGCAAAACCATTGAGCACTTGTCTACGGGATGGGCGCCGGGAGTTGTCCTGGATGCATTCATGGACGAGGAGGGCATGCTGGCAAGAAAACCCTATTTTGTATTCCAGGGAACGAAGCTTTTCGGCAATGTGCTTCTGCTGCGCAGAGGCAAGAACAGCGATTCCGACTCTCTCACCTTTAATGATTTCATGGCGATTACTGAGCTTTGCTACTCGTTCGATATGACAGGCGAATGGGGGATTAGATGAGCACACCTTGTTTTTTACTTCACATCGGCCCGTGCTGTGTTGCCGAAGCCAAAGGTGTCGAAGAACTGGAAAAGCGCCTTCATGCAATTGACTATGAGCTCTGTTGGCTAAAGCACCTTTCCAAAGACTATAAGAACAGCGTCTCTCGCGGAGCCATTGCAATCGCAGTGGGTGCAATGCGTTATGTGAAGCTCTTGAATCCTCCCCGCAGTACTCCGGACATTTTGGAGCTGTGGTGCAGAACATTCAATCTGGACGTGATGACGATTCTCTACAGAGAGGAAAGACCTGCAGACGATAAGTTCGGATTCCCGGATGTTTTTCCGGACATGTTCCCGGCAAGAGGATTCCTCAAATCCGGTTGTCAGACCTACGAAGAGTTTTGCAATAGAGCTCTGGTGAAGATCGGCGAAGGCCAAACGATTGAAGTTCCGGAAGACAGCCCGTGGAATCCATGGGCCGAGGCCCGTAACAAACGCTGGGCGTCTAGATATTGGCTCGGCGGATACAGCGAACTGGCAAAGGAGAAGGACCATGACAAGTAAAGAGAGCCTCTTTGCAATCCTGAACGCCGTTGGCGGTCTCATGTTCCTGGCCGTACTGGCGACGGTTTGCCTGGCGATAGCTGCGGCGCCGGTAGCTGTGTTTATTTGGCTTGTCTATTTAATGCTCAAGTTTTTGGGCGTGTTTGCGTAAAAGTTTCGGTCTTCTCCCGGCGGTTCTCTTTTCGTCATGTTCACCTACGCCGGGAGAAGGCCTCTCAACCAAAGAAGAAACATCATGACTAATCAAAATCAAAAAACGGACATCTTGGCCGTCAAGCTCGTGCCGGGCCCGAACGGCGCCCCGCTGGGCAAAGTCATCCGAGTAAACAACATCAGGGAGGCCGCTGAAAAGCATATCTCAACAGATTTGAGAGACGTCACCAGCAGGTATATCGATGTGGCATTTGATCTTCCTGTGAGCGCGGTTTTCAGCACACAGAAGGCCGAACGTTCCATTCACTTCGCAAACGTCACACTTCCGGGATCCGTCCTGTTGTTCGACAAGGATGAGGACTGCCGCGTACGGTCGCTCTCCCGGGCGCAAATCCACGCCATAGCTTATTTCTGCGCCTCCTTCAGATATTCGGAGGAATAGCCATGAGTAAGCCCGTTTTCAAAATTCTTTTAGGAACCGTCATCGTTGGAAAAGTAAAGACGAAAGCAGAGTTTGCGGAGCTCCTGGATCGCCTTGAGACCGATCTGTGCAAGTTGTCTTTTATCGCTTCTGTTGCATCTTTGCTCCCTAACGAGGAGTTCGAGGAGCTGATGTCAAAAAACATTCAAAAGCTCAAATCACTAAAGAGATTAACCATTCCGACCGAATCCTATGAGTTGTATCGAGCTTGGGTAAAACTCAATGAAAACAGTCCGGTGGCACTTGTCTATTCAGCCGACGACCCGTCCGAATGCTTCACGCTTACTGCAGAAGCCGCCGAGGAAGAGATTGAGTGCCAGGGCGAAGCGGAAGCCTCAGAAACCTACGAAGCGTTAAAGGAGTTTTATGCGGCCAAAACAAACAAAACGACCGAATCTGCCAAACAGGTCGGCTCAGGCAGTGGAGACTAGAACATGATCATCGAACTAACTCACAAAGAACCGTTCCCGTTTGCCAATCATTACGAGAACTTGTCTAAGCAGCGCTACTTCAAAAAGTATTTCGTGAAACTCTTGGGCATCCCTGAGGTCCAGTTAATGCGTCTGGGCGCAGACGTTGAGGCCGACCGCGCTTATTTGTTCAACAAGTTTCACAAGATCGAGCAACACTACGAGATCGAAGCTTGGGAGCCGATTGAAAGCTATCGAATTGCCGGGGAGACGGCATGAATACGAACCTCCCAATATCTCAGGCTGATCTTGAAGCGATGAGGATCGGATCGGCGCACGCAGCCGCAGAAAGGGAGTGGTCCTGGATGATGACCGTGGATGCGGTTTCAGGGAACCTGCAGGCAAGCACCGATTTCCGTCGCGCCCTCGTCAAGGCCGGACTCCTGCAGGACAACTGCAATATTCAGCCTCCCATGGTGTGGGCACCAATTCTTTATTCCTACGACTTTTTATTTCCTCCAAAGGAGACGACAAATGGCAAAACAGAAAACGACAGAAGTCAGATCGACAGCACTGAACCTCACGGACAAATTCGAGATTCCGCTTCTCTCGATAGCGATCCAGCACGAAGTCAACCGCATCAACGAGACGTAGCGCAGAACGAAAGACTCTCGCAAGAAGCTGAATCAAAACTTCGCGCTGGAGACCTACGAAGGAATCCTGAGAGCGATCGAGGAAGCTCAATGAGTAAGAAAGACAAGATCAAGATCAGCGTAAGAGAGGCTTATTGGGTGCTCGGAATGTTCAAAAAGCTCGAGAGCATTTGTCTTGAAATCAACAGCCTTCCGATGCCGCTCCGTCCGGAAATCAAAGACTTCAGAGATCGTCTGAGACAAAAGCTCAGAGAGATGGAAGCCCAGGAGCGTGAGAGGGCCAGATGACGCTCGAGGACAGGATTCTGAGGCTGGCCCGGCTCGGCATGACGCCGTATCAGATCGAAGAGCAGTTGGGGATCAAGCACTTCACGATCCATATCGGCTACCACAAAGTTCTGCAGCAGGGCTACTCCGAAAACGAGGCCTTCTTCGATCGGACGGCAGGCGAGCAGTTAAGCGGCACGGTTACCGAGAAGTTTCGCCGGATCGGTCTGAAGAAGGGGCCTGCCAAAGAGACGCTGACTGAGGAAGAGCAGAGGGAAAAGCAAGCACAAAAACGGGCCAAAAACGCAGAGAAGAGGCGCAGGTACTACCAGCGGCACCGGGAAGAGATTTTGGCCTATCAGAAGCTGACCTATCAGAAGCGCCGGGAAGCAGCAAAGGACGAATTAAATGAAAAGCATAAGCGAAGAGAAGAGAAAAGCACTGGAAAAGCTCGGGATGCATCCGGAGCTGATGGTTTGCCCGGCAACGGGCAGAGTGCTGACGGTGATCAGCTCAGTGCATGAATACCAAAAGGACGGCAAAACAATGAACCTGCTGCACATTTCGGTATCGCTCAAAAACAGAAATCCGAATTGGGATGAGATGTGTTTTGTTAAAGAAAAGCTCTTAGGCGATGAGATGCCGGCGGTGCAGTTCCATCCGCCGCGTTCTGAATACGTCAATGAGCACGAGCATTGTCTGCACATTTGGGCCTCCGAGGATTTTTCAGAGCTGTGGCGCCGGATGGGAGAAAAAGACTACTGGAGACAGAAATGAATACTCCCAAACGATTTGTCGAAAGAACCGCGATCGAGCTCACCCATAACGACGATTGGAATGATTACGAATGGGAGGACGGCGATCAGATCCTAATCGGTCTTTACGACGCTGAATCCGGAACTGTCATGCACATCGTAGGGCTCTACATGGAAGACTGCGATGACTTCCAAGTACTGGAGCCGGGAGGCTCATTTGGTCTCGACTGTTTAGACGAGATGTATCCGGACGTTGAAATCACGTCGTGGCAGCCGATCTCTACGAGCAGGCGCGTCTTATGAGACTGACAGCAGAAGGCTACGAGCTCTCTCGGGATGATCAATTAGAGTGGTTTCTCTACCCGCTGCTGAGAAATGGCCGCAGTACGCAAGACGTATCCCACTGGGATTTTCTCAGGGGAATTAACTGGCTCTTTGAAAAAAGCCGGCTCACTCGAAACGTTAATAGGGCCATTTGGCAGGCGACAATCCCGCTCTACTGGCGAGCGCACCATGAATGGAAAGGAATCCCGACAAATAACGAAAACTGCGCGCCGCCCGGATGTATGTACGGCGGTTACGGAGAAAAAGGAGAAATTGACAATGAAAATCGTCTTATCACATACGGAAGAGTTCCCGTTTGACTGCTATGAGGGCAACTTGGCCAACGGAGAGTATGCCGGGGCCTATTTGGTCAAATTCCGCGATACCGCTTTTCCGGAACTCATGTTTCTCAGAGAGTCCGATGAGTTTGAGGACTGCGCGGCGCTGGAAAACGATTCAAGCATTGCTGAAATAAATGATGCAGACGGTATCGAGGCATGGGAACCGGTCGATGCATGCGAAATCGTGTCCGGAGAACACTACATGCCTGCGCTCACCAGACCGGAATTGCTTCTTCTAAAAACTTGTCTGAAACGAGGCGGATTCAACCTGCCCTTGGAATGGCGTGAGATGGCCAAGCAGCTTTTCGCGAGATTTGATGCGGAGCTGAAAGGAGAAATCCAGCTTGGAACCGATGGCCAAAAGACCAATTAAGAATCAACAGAGAGATTCATTATGAAACGATCAGAAAGAAGTTACGCAAAGATATTTACAGGGAAGTGGCGCAGCCGCTCCTTCCGGACATTGAGAGGGAATCCGTGGGCCATTGTTCTGCAGGATTATTTGATGTCGTGCCCTGCTTCCGAGATGTCCGGAGTTTTCTATATGCCCAAGTACCTCATTGAGGGCGAGCTGGGGATTCCGCACGACGAACTCGAAAGCGCTATCCGGATATTGGAAGAAGCAGGCTTTTGCCGCTTCTACGATGACGAGTATGTGTTTGTCTTCAATATGGCCCGTTATCAGATTGCCGACGCCCTCAGTCCCGATGACAACCGCTGGAAGAGCCTCATGCGAGACATTGAGGAAATGCCGGACAACATCCGCCGTGAATTCATTATTCGCTACAACGATGATTTCAATCTCGGCTATCGGATTATCCGTAAAGCAGCCGAGCCGACGGCGCCGGTACAGAGTGCGCCTCAGGCCGAAAGCAATCAAGGTGAGGATAAGCCCCTTGCAACTTGTCAGAGCGCTGAAACAAAGCCCCTAGAGACAACTTCCGAATCTGAAAACAAGCCCCTTAATTCTCAAACTCAACCTGAATTAGAGCCCCTTGTTTTAGAAAGTGAAGCCCCTTGCAAGCCCCTTATAAGGCCCTTACAAGCCCCTTGTAAGCCAGTAACAGTAACAGAAACAGTATCAGTAGCAGTAACAGAAGAAGAAGTGCCGGTCGGCAAGCGCCGACCAGCCACTTCACAACCTCGCAAGGCTACGCACCGGTTTGATTTGAAGGAATTGCCGGAAGAGTGGCGGAAGCACTGCGAGAAGATACGCCCGGACCTCGACCCTTACAAAGTTTTTGCCGAGTTTTCGTACTACTGGCAGAGCAAGAACACTGCGAAAGCTCTCCGCAGCGATGATGGGTGGAATCGTACTTGGAATCTCCACATCCAAGACCTAAGGCCAAACCGTTCGAACATCAAAAACGGTCCGATAAATGCCCCTAACGCAGGCTCACCGACACCGCCTTCGGGCTTATCTGAGGCCGCAATGGCCGAAATGCAAAAAATGAGGTTTTGAACATGAAAGACGCAATGAACGGAATACCGCAATCCATGCCTGATGACCTGCCCAGAGCTTGGGCGGATTACTGCAGCAGAAACCGTCCGGACCTCGATGTCGGCAAGATGTTTTACAACTTCAAGAGGAAAAATAACTTCGACATGACGATCCTGCGCACTGAGGCGGAATGGTTCAAGCACTGGAGCCGGTTTGTTGATTGGACGATGGCCACGCCGTGGAACATCCCCAGAGACCCGTTTGGCAGACCGTGCCGAAGCGATCCGTTTGCCTACAACAAGGTCATCAGAGAAAAACGAAACAACAGACGCAGCAACAGAGGAAGCCGGTCATGAAAACAAACGAATTTGAGAATTTCTTTTTCTACCTTACGGACAAGTGCCGGGTTCTCAAAGGCAAAGAGATCGCTCCGGAACAAAAAAGCACTTGGGAAATCGTTTTTGCACCGATTGCCTTCCAGGATGCAATAGCTGCTGTGAACTACTGGATCGGGAATGAAACGTTCACTCCGACACCGGCCGAGTTGATCTCTGTCATTCGAGGAGAGTGGGAGCGCCGTAACCGGATTGTCAGCCAGCAGGCTCAGTTGGATTCCATGCCTCCTCTTTCCCGGGTGTCCATGTCTGACGAAGACAAGGAGCTTGTCAGAAAGCTCGATCACATGCGCCGCTGGAGAAAAGCGCATCCGCAGCCGCCGACATTCTGGATCAGAAAACTGCTCGGAGAGTTTTTAACGAATCGTTCCCATGTCACAGGTCCCCAGAGACGTTCTTTAGCGGCAGCCGGAGCGATCGATTCGGAAGGACAGCCGACAGGCGCCTATGAACCTGCATACGCAGATTGGTTTGAACTACAGGGCGAAAGAGAAGAAGAGGCCCGCATTGGCCTTGCATCTTAAAAAGGAGAAAGCACGATGGATAACAAACGCAAAGAATATATTTACTGGGGCTCAATGGGGTTCACCTTGTTTGCAACGGCACTCGCCCTCAGTTCCGGAGGAATGTATTTCATTGAGAACTTGTCGATTCAATTCTTTGAGGATGAACCGTCTCCGGCAGTGAATCTTTGGGTCATAGCGTTTTCAACAATTGCCGTGGCGGCCTTCATGATTTTTTCTGTTTGGCTGAATAAAAAGCAGGAAGCGGAGGAGAAGGAGGTCAAGCCTGCAGAGGATGGAAATCAAATTGATCAACAAGCGTTTGGTCAGGTGCTTCCTCCGGCACCTTGGGTTCCCGGAGAAGAGGTCAACGAGATTGTCCTGGACAATGTTGGAGAAGTGCCATTAGATGAAATGGAGGACGGCGAGAGGATTCTTTATAAATGTTTTCGCCTTACAGGAGGAGCAAAGCACGTTTTCTACCGTGTGCTGGTGAAGATTCCTAGCGAGCATGGACCGGTACTCAAAGATGAAAACGACGAAATGAGTTGGACTCAGAAGGGAACTAAAAGTTTTGGGGCCTGGGCTTTCATTGGCGTACGGGACAAAACGAATTATGACGATGGACTTAAATACAAAGAAGTTCCGTACTAAAAGAACAAGCTAATTGTCAGAACGAGGCCTCAATGTCCGGGGTCTCAAATCCGAGAGAGAAGGTAAGATCATGGAGACAAACCAGAGACGAGTAATCGACATCACAATTCCAATTAAACCGGTTCCGAAGGCCCGCCCTCGGTTTGCCAGCGCAGGCCATCAAGTCTTTACACCATCTAAGACGCATGCCGCAGAAAACACAATCGCAGTTCTCGTGTTGAACAAAATGAAGTTGTCCGGAATGCAGATGATCGCCACAGGACCGGTCAAAGTGACGGCGGAGTTCTTTTTCAGAACGGCAGAAAAGCGCAAACACGAAACCGCAAAATCTTCTCGTCCGGATGTCGATAACCTTGGCAAAACGGTTCTCGATGCGCTCAATGGAGTCGCGTTCAAAGACGATGGGCAGGTCTCAGAGTTCAATTGCTCTAAACGGTATGCAGAACAGGATAGCATTAGGCTCGTGATCGAGGAGCTGAGCGCTGCATGATGATTCGAGACGAGATGTTTAGACGTTTGACGAATTGGCGCCGGGTTTATGGCGACAATGCGGCGCCGGCAGTATCGATTACTGAAATTGCCTGTCGCTATGCACGAGAAATGATGACTCGAAAATCAGAAACTCCGGAGGAGAAGGCGACAAGGGAGGCAGAAGAGCTGATGTATAGGGAGGCTCCGTCCCCGGCAAAGAACTATCGGGATGCGAACATTCTGGCGTCAGTGTGGTCGAGCATGCCTCCTACTGTTTCCGGTATTGGCGTCAAAGAGATTATCAAGGCAATCACATTCGGAAGCCGCACACAGCTTAATCGCCTGCGTCGCCAGTACGGGCCGAGATCGTTTTCTAATGCGATAGAGTCATCACTCACGATTTTTTTCAGAATGGTTGAGGACTACGAAAGATCAATTTCTCTGCCTCCTGCAAATGATGATCGGTTCTCTGCATGACCTGATATTTTTAGAAATTTGTCTGGCGAGCTCTCTGCGGGTACTAAGACTTTCAAAATTATTGTTTGCTTAGACTTTAAGACGCTAAAATTTAAAAACTAAACGTTTAGGAAATTAAAGTGGAACCGGCTGATCAACTTTCCTTTTTGCCCTCAAAACCGCTCGTTATAAATACCTTCGAGGAACTGGCAAAGTTCTCGCTTACAGGGGCTGACAGCGATGTCACCTCAGTGAGGATTTGTCCAGAGATTTCGACGATCGAGATTGAGATTGAGGCTAATGGGCTTGATGGCGCGATTCCGGGCGACCAACTTCGTACTTTATGGGAGTTGCAGCAGGATCTTTACAAGTTGGCGGCGTTTGCGCTTCACGGCTCTGCAGATCCTCGCTTACTTTCCTCTGAAGAGAGAAGATTATTTGAGGTTAGGGTTTCCTCACGCAAAGGAAGTTGGATCGGCGATGTATTAACGAGCGACTTTTGGGGCTCTCTTTTTCAAAATTTAGTGGGCAAAATGAGCGGTGTAGAGATTGGAGTCACAATTAGCGTTTGCGTGCTTATTTTTACTGGCTACTTGGCCTATAACAGCCACAATAAAAAAGTAGAAGCGGTTAAGAAAGAAGAAACAAACCAAAAGGGTTTTGAGGCAATGGTTCAGATTGTGGACTCGTTTAATAAGAAGCAAGAAACTAAACCCGCTGAACTGGCTGCACAAGCACAGAACATTATTGATACTACGGCTGAGAAGGTCGTTAAGAGAAGCTATAACGCTGAAAGGATAACAGTTGCAGGAAAAGTGTTCGACGAGGAACAAATTCAAAAACTTAAGGCTCGCTCCAAACCAGAAACAAATGAGCCGGAAACCCTTGAGGGAGTATTCATTGTTTCCGAGTTGGATAAAAATCTGCCGGATCAGTATTCAATGCGCCTTAAAGATTTAGCTACTTCTCTTAGTTATAACGCGCGCCTTATTCCTGAAGCGGTAGACGGGGAGGGGACGACAGCCATGGAACTTGTAAATGACGCCTTCTATAAAGAGACTCCGATTCAGGTTGAATTATCTCTGGGCAAGAAGAGAAACCTAGTAGTCTCAGTCTCTGAGGTAACAGAACAGGAATAGGACAGCTCATTTAAAAGGGCTAACGAGTTCTCATGTCATCCCCTAAAACTGGTATTTTCATTTTTATTCTCCACTCGTTAACTTTCTCGTTGTATATTACGAAGGACAATTTAATCCCGACTGATAGTGAGTAGTTCCAGTGCGTTAGATAAGAAGACAGCCTATTGGCTGTCTTGGCGTGCCCGGAAGATGAGAAAAGAAGAAAAAGTCGGTACCGTGTTTCATGATGAATCTAGCCTCTGATGTAAAAGTCAGGGGCTTTTTTCATTCTCTCTTCAGCCTCTCGGCGGGCGTCGTGCACCGAGCCAGATTTGATCCTGAGCATGGGGTCGAATAGAGCTTGAGCATGCTCTGTAATCACTGCTCATTCTCCTTTGGTTGTTGAGGGTTGCCGCCTGGTGGAAACGCTGGGCGGTTTCTTTCCGGTTGAATTCTTGAAGCCTTCCCTGATGTGTTAGATTAAATCCATATTGGCAGCGGTTCGATTAAAAGAGCAAAGAGGTTAAAGATGGCAAGTTTCGTGTACAGATTCTTGTTTTTGCTTATCGGACTTAGCCCTATGGCTATCGGGATATTCTGTGTCGGCAAAACAAACCCAAAAGAAGTATTTTGGGGAATGGTTTATGGCATCTGCGTTTGCGAGGTTGCGCTACTCCTCTTTTATTTGTGGAGCGAGCGAGTTACGAGCAAATTGGAGGGTGTCCCGATCAAGCCGGTCACAATTACAAGGAAGAGAGAAGGTTTGAGCGGCTATTTTCTTGCCTACGTTCTTCCTTTGATCTTGACGGAGCCAGTTGAGAAATGGATTCTTCTCTTAGTTGTTATGATCCTTGTTTTTGCCGGCCTCAATACGAAGTCGATAGGTTACAACCCTATAGCTGAGCTAATTGGTTATAACTTTTATGACATCGATGACGGCTCCGGAATTACCGTTTTGGTCATTTCTAAAAGAACACCGCAACAGTTGTTTGAAGGATTTAAGGCTGTTACCCTTACTGAAGATTACCTCATTGATAAGGGAGAAATTAAGAAGCCATGCTCTTCGGTTTAATTGTTGAAGGCGATCAAAAGAAGATTGTCAGAATTCCCCAGTCAGAAGACGTTGATACAGAGAATCAGGAGAAGTTTGCTGAACAAGCTCTGTGGTTTTTCTACGAAGAAGGAGAAAAGCGAAAACAAATCGAATTTCAACCCGGGCAGACACAGACAGAAGAAAATGTTCTATACATCGACGAGTTTGATGATGACTTAATGGTCAAGGAAGCTGTCAAGCCCGGAGTTAGACTCGATTCAATAAATTTTAAGACGCAGCTCAGATTTCTCAAAAGCATCTTTATGGTCGACCCGGGAAATCCTAACCGGATACTTTTCCAATTGATGGAGGGCCGGCGCATTATTACTCCGGGGTGGATTGGCGTAATTCTATCCGGAATGAATGTAGGAGATTCAAACACTCTTTCTCATATGGATAGTGCCGGCATTTCCCTGGACTCAAAGCTCACAGCAGTTATGGAAGATGGGAAACTCTTTTTCAAGAGTTTTCGTAACGCCAGCAGAATCTTCAACCTTTCAGGGTATTTAGAGGATGCCTCTGCTGAGGGTACCGTAGACTTTCTCAAGTCTCCTTCTTTGTGCATGGACGGAACGCCAGAGGAGATGGTTAAGTTGTTTTCTAAATCTCAAATGAGAAAGGTCCCAAAGATTCAGGCTTATGGCTATCTGGACAAGTACGCTCCCACCGAGCTTCAGCGACGTGCTGCTCTTGTCAAACCCAAGATCACATTAGAGATCAGAGATAACAAGCTTGTGGTACCAACTGATAAAGATGCCAGAGTAGCGTTGCTAGATTTCTTGTCTAATACGATTTTGTCCTCTCATCTGGATGATGGCACCGATTACAAGTCTGAAAGTCATTATCCGATTAAGAAGGTTGTTAAGCCAAAAGAGTAAGGATGGCTGACTGGAACAATCTTCGAGGTGTTTATAAAAATTGTCGCGAACACGACAGTGGAAGTAGGCAGTCTTAAAAACTGAAAAGAACTTTTAGTACAATGCGCCCACCACGATAGGAAATAAGGAACATCAAAGTCCTCGCCCAGGCTTCGCGTCAATAAGAGAGCGGAGTACCGAATTACGGCGCGAAGCCGTAATGGGCCCCTGCAAGAGGGATCAGAAATGACAAAGCCCGTGCGGGAACACGGGCTGCGTCTGATATATGAGGAATGAGATGGTAACCACATTTCTTACCTCGTGGAAGATTATGCCACAACTCGTTGTGATATGGAATGGTGATTTAAAGATTGACACCGTTCTGGTCATAGTAGTCTTGTTGTGGATGATCCGCACACGATCGTAGCCAAAAGGCGATGGGCCGGCAGCCGCAAGGTTGTCGGCCTTGTGCGTTTATAGCCTGCGAATAGCATTTCTTGTCCTTTCTCAAAACTTCGTTAGAAACGGGGTCAATTCAATTCCGTATTCTCCTCGGGTCCTCCCGGGCAAAAATTCACCCCTGCGGGTACTGCCAGTCCCGATTTCGGTGTAGATATGAGGATTTTCACAATGCGGAACGCGTCCCAAAAATTCATAGATATAAAAATCTAAAGGGCCGTTATGAAAAAAAACGTTGAAACAGTCTCGATCCGCGAGTTTGCTAGGTTGTGCGGTAAAAACCATACTTGGGTGCGGCGCCGGATCAAGGATGGAACACTGCCTGTTGCAGACGATGGCACAGTTCCTGTTGAGGATGGCCTAGACGCCTTCAAAAAATTGGTTGGAAATTTGGCAAAAACTGCAAAAGAAGCCGAAAAAATTTCAACAGATATTGATCCGAAAGAGATCGGGCTTGAGGGCGTAAATTTAAAAAACCCCGTCGAGGTCGCTCATGCATTTTCTGTTGCACGGTTACTCGAAAAACAGGTTACTGCCAGAGTGAAAACCGCCGAAATGGAATTGAAGGCGATTGAACTAGAGGCGAAAAAAGGAAACTTCATTCCAAAAGAGGAAGTCTTGGCGGATGCGAGACGGGTTGCATCTCTTGTCCGGGAAAAATTACTCACGATCCCGATTCGTTATGCCGGGCAGCTTGAAGGAAGAACCCAGAGAGAGATTGAAGGCGTTCTGGATCATGCGATTGATGAAGTGCTCAAGTCGCTAAATGAATCTAAATTTGTCGAGCAGTAAACAAACCAAAAAAATGAACCCCGTTCAGTTAGGCGCTGAGCGGGGTTTTTCGTATAAGAACGAGTTACGCAGAAGGATTATATCAATGAACATGGAAGAAGAAATTATGTTCTTGAAAGAAAGACAAGCATTTTGGAAGGGAGTGGTCGCGGGCATTTTAGGTTCGGCCGCGTTCTTTTCAGGGCTGGTGGCTCTGATTTATTACATGATCCAAATCGTTCAGGCGATTAAATAAGAATTTATGTTGAATTGATCATGGATTGTTTAGACAGCTATCCCAAATGGTCCCTGTTTGTGCGATGGGGATTTTCCATTCTCGTAATGCTCTGCATGACGGTGATTTCTTTCGCTTTCGCATATTTCTTAATCAAGTAATTCAGGCATGACATGCACTGGTTGAATGAATTTTTGAAATTCTGCCGTCCGGTATCGCGATTGACCGGAAGCGAGTGGGCCGACGCAAAAAGGTTCATCTCGCTGGGTACAACCGCAGAACCGGGACCTTGGAGGACCTACAGAACCCCATATCTTCAGGAACCGATGGATGCGGCCACAGACAAGCAGACAGAAAAAATCGTTTTAATGTTTGCGTCCCAGGTGGGAAAGTCAGAGCTGCTTTTGAACGTCCTTGGGTATTACGCAGACCAAGAACCGTCTCCTCAGTTGATGCTCCAGCCCACGGTTGAAATGGCGCAGGCATTCTCAAAAGAAAGAATTGCTCCGATGTTTCGCGATTCTCCTGGATTAGCCGGGAAACTGATTGAAGGGAAAGAGGGCCGAGGAACTGAGAAAAAATCGTCCACAACGATTCTCATGAAACACTACTCAGGCGGTTTTCTCGCGTTGGTCGGTGCCAATTCTCCAGCCGGACTGGCGTCTCGTCCGATTCGCATTCTCTTAGCTGATGAGGTGGACCGCTATCCGGAAAGCGCTGGAAAAGAAGGCGATCCCTTGAAACTTGCTGTGCAGCGAACCCAAAACTTCGGAAACAGAAAACTTCTGATGGTTTCGACGCCTACCGTCGTTGGTTATTCAAAAATTCATCGCGAATTTTTAGCTGGGGACCAGCGCGAATTTGTGGTGCAGTGCCCGGAATGCAAGGCATACAACGAGCTCAAATGGGAGAACGTTCATTGGGAGTCCGATGACAAGGGAAATGTGATTGAGAGTTCCGTCGGTCTTTTCTGCCCGAACTGCGGAGCGAAAATTCGCGGCCCCCGCAAAATCAATCCGGACATTCTTCAGTCCGGACGCTGGGAGGTCAGGAATCCTCAAGGCCGGTTCCGCAGTTATCACATCAACGCATTGAATTCGCCTTGGGTCAACCTCGTCGACTTGGTTAAGGATTGGGTTGAAATCAATCACCGGAAAGACAAAGCCGGTCTGATGGAGTTCATTAACCTGAAACTTGGCGAGCCCTGGGAGCAGTTCGAGGCCGATGCAGACAAGTGGGAGTATCTGCTGCGTCGCAGAGAATACTACCCGGAAACCGGAGTTCTTCCGGACGGAGTTCTGCTTCTCACTGCAGGCGTCGACGTCCAGCATGATCGACTTGAATGCACGGTTTACGGCTGGGGCCGAGCTAGAGAGTGCTGGGGAATTCACCATTACATTATTCCTGGGAGTCCTGATACGCCTGAACCATGGCGGCAATTGGACGGCATTTTGACGATGCAACAGCCTCTCTCGTTCGGAACTCGCATAACAGTAGCCTGCACGTTCGTTGACTCAGGCGATGGAACCTACAGCAAAGAGGTTTACGAATACACAAAGGCCCGGGAGCGATTCCGGGTCTTTTCAATTAAGGGCCGAGGCGGCGCTGGAGTTCCATACATAGGGGTTCCGTCTAGACAAAACATCGTCGGGGCAACGTTATTCAGCCTAGGCGTGGACTCAGGGAAAACTGCTGTTATGCATGCGCTGGACATTGCTGAAGAGGGCCCTGGATTTGTCCATTACCCGATGCAAGCCGAAAGCGGCTTCGGAGAAAACTTTTTCAAGCAGCTTACAGCAGAAGTTTTTGAGAAGAAGTACGAAAAAGGCAAGGAAAAAATCGGTTGGGTAAAAATCCGCGAGCGAAATGAGGCCCTTGACTGCGCCGTTTATGCCAGGGCAGCCATGGAGCTGCTGACTCCGAACTTTGAACAAATTGAGGATGCTCTTAGAGGCATGCCACAAGCAGCACAACAACCCCGTCGACGCAGAGGCGTTATCGGAAAGGTAATCACTTTATGAGTAATTGGATCACCTTAGAAGAGGCAAGAACGAATTTGAAAATGTGGCTCGAGGCGGAGAGGGCTGTTTCGACCGGCCAAAGCTACAGGATCGGGACACACAGTCTCACGCGAGCGAGTCTCTCAGATATTGCGAAGCGAATTGAGTACTGGCGAAATGAAATTGCCAAACTCGAATCAGGAATGGGCGGGCGGATGCGAAGTTTTCGGGTCACGCCCGTTGATTTTTAAGGAGCGGACATGAACGCTTTTGAAAAGACCATTCAATTCCTTGCTCCTCAGGCTGCTCTCACCAGACAAGTTGCCCGAAACAAACTCGAAGTTCTGAACGCGCTGCAGAACGGAGGAGGTTACGGTCTTCATGGTGCCTCAATTGTTAAAAAATCTCTTTCCCGTTGGATAACCGGCGGAAAGGATGCCGACTCCGACATCGTTGAAAACATTGAGACGCTCCGGGAGCGGTCCCGTGACCTGTATATGGGCTCGCCTCTTGCGACCGGTGCGATTAAGACGCTGAGAACCAATATCATCGGCTCGGGACTGATGCTCAACGCGCAGATTGACGCGAAATTTTTGGGCATGACAGAGGAAGAGGCTCGTCAGTGGGAGGAGAACACAGAGCGCGAATGGCGCCTTTGGTCTGAAAACACGAACTGCGACGCAGAGCGGAAACAGACGTTCTATCAACTGCAGTCCTTGGTTTTAATGTCTGCGCTGGTGAACGGAGACGTATTTGTGGTGCTCCCGGTTATTCGGACGCCGGGAAGCGTCTACGACCTGAAAGTCGGCCTGATTGAGGCTGACCGAGTTTGTAATCCACAAAATCCTATAAAACCCAATCTGAATATTGTTGGCGGGATTGAGTGCGGAAAATTTGGCGAAACTGTTGCTTATTGGATTTGCAATAAAAACCCAAACTCTCAGGGTAGGTCGCTCGAAACTGCTGCTAATAAGTGGACAAGAGTCTCGGCAATCGGAGAGCGAACCGGACGTAAAAACGTTTTGCACGTGATGTGTGATGTTGAACGTCCCGCTCAGCGTCGAGGAGTCCCACTTTTGGCTCCGGTTCTCGAATCAATGAAGCAGCTTTCTCGATATTCAGACGCGGAATTGACTGCAGCGCTGGTGAGCTCGATGTTCACAGTGTTTATCACAACGAAATCTCCGGCAGAGACAATTGTCGGAGGATTCAGAGGTGTTGAATCCATCCCGGGCGCCCAGCCTCAAAAAGCTTTGCCTGAGCCGGATTACACATTGGGATCCGGAACGGTCGTAGCACTGGAGGAAGGAGAACAGGCGCAATTTGCCGATCCAAAACGTCCGGTCTCCGGATTTGAGACTTTTGTCAAAGCCGTTTGTCGGCAGGTCGGATCGGCACTTGAAATCCCCTACGAGTTGCTGGTCAAAAACTTCGATTCATCCTACAGCGCATCCAGAGCTGCTCTTTTGGAGGCCTGGAAGATGTTCAGGATGAGACGGGATTGGATTTCCTCATCCTTCTGCAAACCTGTTTACGAAGCTTGGCTCACCGAAGCCATACTCAAAGGCCGAATTGATGCTCCGGGATTCTTTGACGACCCGCTGATTCGAGCGGCATGGTGCGGTTCGGAGTGGTACGGGGATGCGCAAGGTCAGCTCGACCCGCTTAAAGAGGTCAACGCAGCAAAAATCCGAGTTGAGGAAGGCTTTAGCACCCGTGAAAGAGAGGCCGCAGAGCTTACCGGCATGAAGTTCGAGAACATCGTCGCGATCCGAAAACACGAAGAGGCAATGATGAAGGATGCCGGCCTCGTTCAGCACACAACAGTCAAGACAGAGGAGGTTGAAGAAGATGATGAATCTGGAAACAACTGATCAAAAACAAGAATTCCACTGGAAAATCGAAAACTCGGCCAAACTGCCGGCAGTAAAAATTGATCTTTATGGATACGTTGGTGGTTCTGGAGACGGCTTTATTAAGGGTTTTAACTCGAGTGAATTCGTCAAGGAATTCCGAAAAATCGACTCAACGCGCCCGATCGATATTTCTATCAATAGTTTCGGAGGGCAGGTCTATACGGGTCTTTCAATCTACAACCTACTGAAAACGCATAAGGGAAAAATCAACATCCGTGTTGACGGCGCAGCGATGTCCGCAGCAACGATCATCACCAGCGTGCCGAACGCGACAGTCACAATGCCGCTTGGAGCAATGATGATGATCCACCGAATGTCGGTGTTTGCTGATGGTAATGCGGATGATCTCAGAAAGGCTGCAGACGAATTGGTTCACCTCGAAGAAAACGTCATCGATATTTACGCCCAAAAATGCGGAAAGGATCGTGACGAAATACGCAAAAAAATCAATGCCGAATCGTTCTTCACGGCAAAGGAAGCCGTTGAATTTGGTTTAGCGGATGCAGTAGACGAAACATCCCAAGTTAAAAACATAAAGTCGCCAACTGGCTGCTTTATCAATGGCCTGCCGGCAGACTCGAAATATTTCGAGCATGCTCCGGCAGATTTTTTTACGGCAGTCGCTCAGGCCCCTGCCGACAACGTTAATCCACCAGCAAAAAAGGAAGCAAAAATGGATTTAGCACAACTCAAAGCGGAGTATCCGGATCTGATTGCCTCGCTGCAGGCAGAGGCCGTGAAGCAGGGTGTCGAAAACGAGAAGAAACGCATTCACGCGCTCGAAGAACTGGCCCTGGCCGGTCATTCTGACCTTCTCGAGCAGGCGAAAGCCGACTCAAGCATCACTCCGGAAATGTTTGCGGTTCAGCTCGTTAAAGCCGAAAAGGCCAAGAAGGCAAAGATTCAGAACAGCATCGCACAGGATGCAGCGGACCTGAAGGACGTTCAGGTCGACTCTAACCTTGGTTTTGATACTGCAGACGCTAAGGCACAGCAGGCCAAACAGACTCAAAACGAAAAGGATGAGCAGGAGCGCGACGCTTTAGTTAAAGCGGCCGCCGCTCAGTTCAACAAATAATCGGAGGTAAAAATGGCAATGCAGGAAAAATATACGACAGGTGTTGACAACCTGTTCGCAGCGAACCAGATGATGCCTGTAGTCACAGACGTCATCACAGTCCCGATTGGAGAGTCTGCAATGAAGCGCGGCACATTGGTTGCCTCGACTGGCAAAGCAGTCACTGCTGCCGCGGACGTCTACGGTGTTCTGGCAGAAGATGTCGACGCAACCAAGGCCAGTGTAGCCACGGTTGTTTATCTTACGGGAGAGTTTAACGAAAAGGCTATGGCCGTCGGCACGCCGACAACCGGCACGCTGTCTGTTTCGGACTGCAAAACTTCGGCCCGCAAGATCGGCATTTTCATCAAATCTAATCAGGAGTAAAAAATGGCAGTTGACATTTTTGAACCGCGCATCATGACCCAAATGATCGAGGCAGGCCAGAACACAAAACATACCTGGCTGCGCGATCGATATTTCGCAAATCGTCCCACGTTTACAGCCAAAAAGATCGATTTTGATGTGGTCGGTCCCGGCGGACGCAAAATTGCACCGTTTGTATCCCCTCTTAACGGTGGCAAAGTCATTGACCGAGAAGGGTATTCCACTCTGAGCTATGAAGCTCCGATGTTGGCGCCTCAGCGCATCACAACCGCAGAGGATGTGATGAAGCGCCTCCCGGGAGAAAATCTTTACTCCGGTAAGACCCCGAACATGCGTGCAGCCGAAATTTTGGGCCGCGATTTGGCAGAACTGGACGAATATATTTCTCGTCGTGAGGAGGCAATGTGCTCTGAAGCTCTTTTCAGCGGCAAAGTCACGGTCAAGGGCGACGGTGTGAATGAAGTTCTGAACTTCTGGTCCACTGTTGCGGCTTCCGAAAAGCCGGAAACAACCCTGACCACAAAATGGGACGCTTCTACTGCGACTGCTGAAACAATCATGAGCGACCTGAGAGTGGTTCGCCGCTCCATGATCAAAGACGGCGGCTTTACTCCTCGTGATTTGATCTGCGGAACTAACGTGATCGACACGATCCTGAGCAAGCTCACTGCCTCCAAGTCTCTCGACATGAGGCGCGTTGACATGGGCCACATCGATCCTCAGCATCTTCCGGACGGTGTGACTTACTGGGGTTACCTCAAAGACTCTGCTCTTGACATTTACTCCTACGATGAATGGTACAAGGGCGATGACGGTGATGTTGCTATGGTTCCGGCAGATAAATGTCTGCTCGCAACGCCGGGCGCAAAAACCATGCTGGCTTACGGCGCTTGTCCGGTCATCAGCGAAACAAATCCGGGAATTGTTTTCGTTGAAGGGTCTCGTATTCCGATGTCTTGGATCCAGCGCTCCAACCCGATGGGCCGCGTCCTGCAGATCTCCAGCCGTCCGCTGCCGATCATCCAGCAGATTCACGCCTTCCACGTCATCAACGCTACCGGATCCTAATCTGATGCTAAAGAAGAGGGGCTCCGGCCCCTTTTTCATAGGAGCTAATAATGGAAATTGTTTTCACCAAAAACACGGTTTTCGGACGCGACATTTACAAAGCCGGCGATAGGGCCGAATTCAATGAGAAAGAGGCAAAAATCATTTTGAAGGCAGGCGTCGGCAAGAAATTCGAGGAGACTGAAGAACCGGAGGCACCTGCAGAAGTAATTCAGCCCGAACCGATTCCCGGCACGGTCTTTGCCGTTCCTCTTCCTGAAGCGGCTGAAGCTGAGGCAGCAGAAACTTCGGAGAAGCCGGCTCCGAAGACCAAAGGTCGAGCCAAGAATGAAAACGTTTAAAGACTTCGCGGAAGCGGATGTCCAGAACGTTTTCTTGAATCTCAACGAGTTTGCCGATTATCACGATATTGACGGCGAAAAAATCAAATGCGTCATCGACAAAAACATCATCTCCGAAATCCCCGAGAATGGACTGGTAGGCGATTTCATCAACATGACAACGCTCTACGCAGATTCCAAGGATTTAGAGGCGCCCGAGGAGGGCCAGTGGATGTCGATTGACGATTCGCGTCACATTGTTAAGTCGGTCTCGATCGAGGGGACGATGCTCGTCATTGTTCTTAGGGAGAATCGGCAATGATTGAAGTGAAAATCGACAAGAAGGCCGTCGGGGCCGCGATTAACGTGCTGAACTCCACCAAAAAGGGGGCTCAGACAGCGGTTAATCGGGCAATCAACCGAGCGCTTATGCGCGGCCGAACCGTTGCCTCGAAGTCGTTGCGCGGCCGTTACACGATCAAAGCGTCTGACGTTAAGAAAGCAACCCGGCTCAGACGCCCGGGAGGCACAGAAACTTCCGGACAACTCGTGTTCTCCGGCCCTGAACTCACCATGGCGCATTTCCGAATCCGTCCCTCCGGACGGGATACGACCGGAAATAATCGTCAGCTAGTGCGAGTTGAAGTCGAGAGAACAGGCCTAAAGCCATTGAAAAACGCGTTTGTCTATAACGGCACTGTGTTTCAGCGAAAGGGAGCGAGTCGGCTTCCGATTGAACCTCGTTACGGTCCTTCAGTTCCCCAAATGGTCGGAAATGAAAACATCACTGAAGACATCCAGTCGGAAATGAGAGACACGTTTCTGCGCCGAATCGACCACGAGGCAATGAGGCTCATTAAAGGAGACAAGTAATGAATGATGTTTATTTATGCAAAGCGCTCGGGAAGTTCTTGGAAGAGGGACTGAGCGATTTTCTGCTGCCATTGGAGCACAAAGCCGATGAGCCGACAGTTTTCCGCGCTCCCAAAATAATTCAGGGTTACCTGCCGCCTAAAAATTCCAGGGAGTCGAAGGATGATGATTTTCCATTTGTCCTGATTCGTCCGGATTCCGGCAAAACGGATGCCGATGGCTGCAGTGCCGATGTCTCGATTGTGATTGGGGTGTGGGATGGTGAGTTTGAAGGTCATCTCACAGCTCTGTCTCTCAAGGAAAAAACGGAAACCTTACTGTTGAATTTGCCGAATCGCACGCTCGATGAGCGGTTCATTCTGGAGACTCCGGTTTCTTGGGAAAACTCTCCGGCGCAGGCGTGGCCGTTTTGGCAAATCGTCATGAGTACACGCTGGACATTCCGCGCACCTGAAATTGTCAATCCCTATACACCGTATGAATAACATGAAGCTACGAAAAACTGAAGTTCAAAAAGAGAGGCCCGTCATTTACATCGGACCTTCGTTTTTAGGGCTCTCGACAAACACTGTTTTTCGAGAGGGAGCAAATAAATATCCCGACCACATTGTCCGAATGATCGAAAAGAATTCGGCAATCGGTCAGCTGATGGTTCCTGTCGCGGACGTGCAGCAGGCCAGGGCCAATGTCCGAACTCAGGGACACCTTCTTAACACGCTGTACAAACAAGCACTTAAAGGAGCTTAAAAAATGGCTTACAAACATGGCGTTTACGTCAGCGAGGTTCCTACCAGCATTCTCCCGCCTGTTGAGGTCAATGCCGGCATTCCGATGATTATCGGCACAGCCCCGGTCAATATGACCGATCCCACTAATGTCAATAAACCGAAAATCTGTTACTCCTACGAGGAGGCGGTTAAAGAATTCGGATTTGTGCCGGCAGAGGAAGATACCACCAGTGGACTCAAGAAATTCAATTATTCGATCTGCGAGCTGATTTATTCTGCATTTTCGCTGTATCGAGTTGCTCCGATTATTGTTGTCAACGTTCTCGATCCGACAACGCACAAGAAGAACTGCACGACTACAAGCGTTTCGTTCGACGCCAAGACCGGCGTTGCAAAAATTGCAGAAACAGGCGTCCTGCCGGATACGTTGGTTCTCAAGACGGGTGAAAAGACACTCACGAAAGACACGGATTTTGTTGTCTCGTTCGACACGGACGGAACAATGATTCTTTCGTCTCTCAAAAATCAAGACGGAGACTTCCTTTGCAGTTCTGAAACCCCCTACACACTGACGGCATCCAAACTGGATCCGTCTGCAGTGGACGCCGATGACATTATCGGGGGCGTCGATACGTCCGGGAACAAATCCGGCCTGGAGCTCGTGGGCGATGTTTTCCCGTTGTTCAGAGTTGTCCCAGGTACGCTGATCGCTCCCGGCTTCTCTTCCAGCCCGAGCGTGGCAGCCGTGATGGCCGCAAAATGCACTGCCATTAACACGGTATTCAAGGCTATTTGTGCAGTCGATGTTCCGACTACAACGGTTAAAAACTACACAGCTGTTGCTAATTGGAAGAACCAAAACAACATCACTGACCCGATGCAAATCTGCTGCTGGCCGATGATCCAACTCGACGGCACTGTGTTTAATCTCTCGACACAGCTGGCCTGCTTGATGGCTCAGGTGGATTCTCAGAACGATGATGTTCCGTATGTATCTCCTTCCAATAAAAATCTGCAGATGACAGGCACATGCCTGGCAGACGGCTCCGAGGTTGTCTTAGGTCCTAACACGGGCGCCTATCTGAACAGTCAGGGCGTAGTCTGCGCGTTGAATTTCATCGGAGGCTGGGTTGCCTGGGGCAACAGAACTGCAGTCTATCCGGGAAACACGGACGTAAAAGATGCCTTTATTCCGAATAGAAGAATGTTCAACTGGATCGGCAATACGTTTATTCAGACATTCTGGTCTAAAGTGGATTTCCCGGCAACTCCGCGCTTGATCAACACGATCATCGACTCAGCAAATATTTGGATGAACGGGCTGGCGGCTATGCAGTACATCCTCGGCGGCCGCATTGAGTTCCTTTCGTCTGAGAACTCGATTACTGATCTTATGGACGGCAATCTTGCATTCCATGTTTACGTCACTCCGCCGCCTCCGGCCAAGGACATCGATTTCATTCTGGAATTTGATCCGGAGTATTTGCAGACCCTATTTGCAGCCTAATTGGAGGTAAAAAATGGCAACAGGAACAAACAGCATCCCGGAGCGCCTGATTAACTATCGCGTCTATAACGAAGCCAACGCCCTGATGGGTATGGCAACCGTTGACTTACCTGAAATTCAGGCAATGAGCGACACCGTGTCCGGTGCCGGTATTGCCGGGGAAGTTGACAGTCCCGTGCTTGGCCACTATCAGGCCATGAGCTCAACTTTCAACTGGAGAACTATTGAAAGGCCTGCTCTCGAGTTGGCCAAACAACAGGCTCACCAGTTGGAAATTCGCGGTTCTCAGCAGCACTACGACAACACCACGGGAAAAATCATGACTACTCCCATCCGTGTTGTCATGAGAGCGATCCCGAAGAACTTTTCACTTGGTTCGTTTGAACCGGGCTCCGCAACAGATTCGTCTACTGAATTTGAGGTGGTTTATCTGAAGATCGTGGTCGATGACAAAGAGGTGGTCGAAATCGATAAATACAACTTTATCGCCAAATTCGGCGATACCGACATGCTCGAGAGCGTCCGGAAGGATCTCGGAATGTCTTAATCAATTCTGCCCCGCTTCGGCGGGGCTCTAAGAGGAAAACATGAAATTTGTATTCGCAGAACCTTACGAATTTGAAGGCAAAACCTACAAAGAATTGGATGTTGATCTTAAAAAGATCGACGGCAGCGTCATTTTTGCAGCAGAGCGAGAAATGCGGGATTCCGGCTCATTGACGCCTTTAACAACCTTTAATTTCCGCTTTGCTTGTCTTGTGTTGGGTCAAATTTGCGCTCAGCCCGACGAGTTCTTCATGAAAATGCCCGGGCCCGTTCTGATTACTATAGCCAATTACGTTCTAAATTTTTTGAACAACTCGGGCTCAGCAAATCCTCTCCAAGCTTAATGATTAGAGAGGTTTGTTTGAGCCTGGCCAGAGCAGATACAGGCTCTGGCGCTTTAGATTGGTGGAGGGTTCCTCTCATTGAATTGTCAGAATGGATAGAGGCAGTAAAAACTGGAGAGAAGAGGCGTAAAAGACCGTGATTTGATCTTGAAGTTGATAGCTTAGAGAAATACAATTCCTCTAAAGGGGAATTAGCTATGAGAATTTTTAAGGCAGTGGTAGGCGGATTGTTAGACGGGTTAGCCGCTGTTTTTGCGTTTGCTATGTTCCTGTTTCTTCTTCTTTTAATCGTCTTCTGTTTTTATTTCGTGTTTCTGACATAACTCCACCAGTTTTGTAATAAGGGCGCTCCGGCGTCCTTTTTTTATGCGTGGATTTCGTCATGGGCATCAAAGAATACAGCATCGCATTTGCTATTGCCGGCAAAGTCTCCTCTGATTTTGCAAAGTCGTTTAAAAGTGCCGGAGAAACGGTAAAAAACTTTGAAGACAAATTTAAGAACCTCAATCGAGAGATGTTCCAAGCCTCAGGAACATTAAAAATGCGTAAAGAGGTTTTGCAAGCTCAACAGGCTTTTGCGTCTGCGAAAACAAAAATTACCGACTTAGGGCGCAGCTATTCAGAAGCGCGGCGGAATTCGGAATCTTTGGCAAGTCAATACGCTAAGGAAAAGCGTTCTTTAGCGTCTTATACCGCGCAGCTGAACAAGCAAAATAAAATTTCTGACGCTTCGATAGCGAAGCTTGAGGCAAAAGAGCAAAAGTTGGCCGACCTCGGCAGACAGCTCAAGGCAGCTGAAAATAATACCAAACAGCTTGAAATCCAGCTCAATAAGGAAAAAGCCGCTGTAAAAGGTTCCCACCTTTCATTAGTAGAAAAAAAGCGAGCTCTGCAGGAATTAGAAAAAGCTAACAAAACAGCCGGGATGTCGGCACAGCGACTAGTTGAAAGAGAGAAAGCATTAGCGGTGGAAGCAAGGAAAGCGAAATTAGCTCAGGAAAAACTTGCCGCTATAAATGCGAAATCCGCCGCTTGGAGGGACCGCACGCAAAACGCAAAAGGCTCAATCCTCTCTGGGGTTGGCCAGATTGGCTACATTGCCTCAGCAGCATCATCTATGGCATTGCCGGTTAAACAGGCGATGCAGATGGAGGATGCTATGGCCGAAATTAAAAAGGTCGTGGATTTTAAAAATCCCACAGGGCTGAAGGAAATGGAAAAAGCGCTCGAAAGAATGAGCTTATCCATCCCAATGACGGCAGATGGTCTGGCGAAAATTACTGCTGCGGCAGGTCAAGCCGGTATCGCAGAGGATGACCTCCTTCGATTTACAGAAACCGCTGCAAAAATGGGCGTCGCTTTCGACATCTCGGCCGAAGAGGCCGGAGAGATGATGGCAAAGTGGCGCTCCGGTATGAATCTCACTCAAGATCAGGCAGAAAGCCTTGCGGATGCAACGAATGCTCTGAGCAATAACAACGCAGCACTTGCTAAACAAGTCGGCGAAGCATTGAAACGGTACGGTGCGCTTGGCAAAGTTGCCGGATTAACAGAAAAACAGACGGCTGCCATGGCGGCCACAATTATCGGCGCCGGTGCAGAAGCAGAAGTCGCAGCAACCGGTATGAACGCTTTTATGAGGTCCCTGACAAAAGGTGGATCTATGACAGATCTGCAGAAGGCGGCATTCGGTAACCTGGGATTTGATGCGCTTCAGCTTCAGAAAGACGTCCAAACAGACGCTCCGAAAACGATTTTTGCAGTGCTAGATGCAATTAAAACAAAACTACCGAAAGAGCTCCAGATGCAGTACCTCACTGCGATGTTTGGCGAAGAGGGCGCTCGAGCAATGGGGCCGATGCTGGCCAATACCGAAAAGCTCCGGGAAAATTTTGATCTCGTAGCGAAATCGGAAAAATTCGCCGGCTCAATGCTCAATGAATTTAGGAGCCGCAGCGCAACGACGTCTAATTCACTGACGTTGATGAAAAACTCGTTTACCTACGTATCCAGAGCAATCGGCAAACCGATGCTCGGGCCGTTGCGGGAATTTTCAGAGTCAATGGTCCAGGCTGCAACTGTTGCGGGAGATTGGATAAATAAGAACCAATCTCTAGTGACAATGGCGCTGAAAGTTGCTGGCGCCCTTGTTATGGTTAAGGGCTCTGTTATTGCCGCAAAAATGGTGTTTTCTGGCCTGATGCTTGTCGTCACGCCGTTTTACCGAACCTTCCTCCTTTGTCAGAAGGCAATGGTTCTGTATAGAAATAGTGCTGCGGCAGCTGCTTTCACAACAAAAGCCTTGGGATTTGCTTCTTTTGCGGCTTCAAAGTCCATGGCCGGTTTGAAATTTGCGTTGAACGCGGTCGGTTGGGCAATGAAATTCATGTTTTGTAATCCTATCGGGTTGGCAATCGGCGCTGTTGGATTTTTGATTACAGCCGGGATCGCTCTCTATAAAAATTGGGACGATGTTAAAGCTTATCTCGCATCGTTATGGACCAGTTTTAATGAGAAGTTTCCGGCGATGGCCTCAGTCGTTAAGGTCATGTATGACAGCGCTGTCAATTCAATCAATGGGATTAAAACAGAATTCAAAGGCTTATTAACATTCGTAACAGGTGCATTTTCTGGAGATTGGGCCAAGGCTTGGGACGGTGCAAAAATGGCTTTCGCAGGATGCTTCCAAGCCCTGCCGGATTTTGCTAAAGGGCCGCTCAATCTCGTGATTTCGCTGGCGAACAAGGCCATTGCAGGGCTGAATTCCCTCGGCTCGTTCAAGATCCCGGATATGGTCCCGGGTATTGGAGGCCAGAGCGTAGGAATTAACATTCCGGAAATTCCGATGCTCGCAGCCGGCGGTATCGCGACAGGCCCATCTCTGGCGATGGTCGGAGAAGGAAGGGAGCCGGAAGCGATCCTCCCGCTGTCCCGTCTTGGCGGAATGATGGGCGCAGCCGGCCCCTCGATCTCTGTGAACTTCTCTCCTGTAATTCAGATTGCAGGAGCCGGAGCTGTCAGGGAGGACGTCCAGTCCGGCCTCAGGGCAGGAGTGACCGACCTTAGGCGCGAACTTGAGCGCTTGATCAATTCTGACCGCCGCTTGTCTTACGCCTAATTGGAGGCTCTATGTACAAAACGATTCAGGGCGACACCTGGGATGTTGTTGCCAAGAAGCTGCTGGGGAGCGAAATGTACATGTCCGATTTAATCCGAGCGAATCCGGATTATCAGGAATATGTCATTTTCCCGGCAGGGATTGAGCTCAACGTTCCGGAGGTCGAACAGACTACCGCTCAGGAAGAGTCAATGCTGCCGCCATGGAAGAGGAAGAACAGAAATGTCGGGACCTAGACAAACGCGGCTTCGGCTGCTGTTTTCTAAAAACGAAACAGACGTGTCGGAAGACCTTTGCAAAGATCTGCTCTCATGGTCTTTTACTGATCATGAGAGCGGCCAGGCAGACGAAATCAGCCTGACGCTCAAAGATAATGAAGGGAAGTGGGCCGGCAGTTGGAGGCCCGATGGAGGCGAGAGTATAAAAATGTACTTGTCCGCCGGCACCACGGAAGAACCGGGGCCGGAGGCGTTTCTGGGGACATTCTTTGTCGATTATCAGAGAATCTCCGGAGCGCCTCGGGTCTACGAACTTCGAGCCGTATCCATTCCGCTGAACAAACCAGTCCGGAAAACTCAAAAAAACCGCGCTTGGGAGAACCATTCTCTGCAGGAAATCGCGCAGGAAATCTGCAGGGATGCTGAATTAGAGCTTTTCTTTGATTCAGCTGAAAATCCTCAATATCAGCGCATTGACCAGTCTCGTCAGAGTGACATGGCCTTCCTGCAGCATTTGTGTGAGGAAGCAGGGCTCTCGATCAAAGTCACGGATAAAACCGTTGTGATTTTTGGTCAAGAACGCTATGAGAAAAAAGATCCGGTATGCACGATGGAGATCGGTGTCAGTGACATTTTGAGCTACACATTTGAGGTTTCTCAGAGCGACACCTATAAAGCGGTCAAAGTGAAGTGGCGAAGCCCTTCGGCTAAAAAGAAGGATCAGGCTGCCGGATATGACCTCAATCTGCAGAAAGTGAAGGCGGCCAAAGCGACCGAATACGACTTCAATCTGCAGAAAGTTGACAAAAACGGCAAAGGATCAAATCCGGCTGTTTTTGAGTACACGTACACGGATCCGGAGGCTGATGAAAACGGTCAAATCTTTGAGATGAAAAAACGCTGCGCTTCGCTAGAAGAGGCGAAACGGCTGGCTAAAGCCAAGCTCCGACAGCTAAACAGCAGAAAAATCACCGGAGACATGACCGTCATCGGAACCCCGTTCTTGTGCGGCGGAACAGTTATTAAAGTGGTCGGCGCCGGAGCCTTCAGCGGCAATTACATCATCGAAGAGGCAAACCACAGCGGAGGAAGCTCGGGGTACACCACGGGCCTTCGGCTGAGGCGCGTCAATAAGGAGTATTAAGGTGTTGTTTAAAGCAAACGAAGAAGACCGTGATGCCGTTTTAGCAATCCTGAAAATCGGAGAGGTCACGGACATCGACCCGGCAAAATGCAAGATCCGGGCAACGTTTGACGATGAGGACGGCAAAACAAGCTACTGGCTCCCGGTGCTGCAGAGAAAGACGCTGCACGATAAAGACTTCTGGTTGCCGGATGTCGGCGAGGACGTTCTTTGTCTGTTCTTTAATGAGGCTGAAGAGGCCGGATTCGCGGTCGGCAGTTTTTACGCCGGAGACGTGGACGTTCCCGGGCAGTCCGTTGACATACGAACAGTGAAATTCAAAGACGGATCCGAGTTTAGCTACAACCGAAATAGTCATGAACTGAAGGGCGTTGTTGGAAGCACTAATTTCAAGCTGAATCGTCAAAACATTGCGATTGCAGCGCCGGAAGCAATCTCCCAGAGCTCCAAAAAAGTTGAGGTTGAAGGGTCTAATCAGGTCGCCATTAAGGGCGGCACTTCGGTTGACATTACGACGCCGACGCTCAATCTCAATATCGGAGCTACAACGATGACGCTCAACGACTCAAGCGCAACGATTTCGAGCGAGAACGTCAATTTCGCAGGAAACTTGAGCATTAACGGCAATTGTTCGGTTAAAGGAAATTTTTCGGTCACCGGGAATATTGATGCCGGAGGCACTGTCCACGGAACTAACATTTAAAGGAGGACATTATGGCCTTCGGAGTAACCGGATTGCTAGGAGCTCTCCCGTTTGTCTGTTCCTCAAATATCGTGAATACATTCAAAGATGTGAATAGAGAGCTGGCAACAAAATACGCCCGCCACGATGTGATCGGCAAGAAGCCGGTTCTTGAGTGGATTGGGGAAGAGCCTGACAAAATAAGTTTCAAGATTCGTTTCGATAGTTCTCTGAACTCGCCTCCCGAGACGGGCTTATTTTTATTGAAACGAATGCTGGACTCGCACAAGCCTCAGAGGCTCCTCCTGGGGCCTCGGTACATGGGAAAGTTCGTCCTTGAATCGATCTCGGAGGAACGACGTTTCCATACGGGCCTCGGCGTCTGCCAGATTGCCGAGGCCACGATTTCATTAACTGAATGCGGTGACGAAAATGCAGCACGTTCTTAATTTATCCCAGCCGATTTCATTTGCTCCCGGCACCGTGGCAGCGGAAGTTCTGCAGAACGTCCGGACGATTCTGGCAACTCGAAAGGGGACCGTCCCTCTGGATCGAAACTTCGGTCTTGAATGGGAGCACGTGGACAAACCGATTCACATAGCCAAAGCGCTCATCCAGGCTGAAATTATTGAGGCTGTCGAGAGATGGGAATCCAGGGCAGTGATCGACAAAATCGAATTCGGAGAACAGGCCGAGGACGCTATGGACGGGCTTTTAAACCCAATCATCACTTTGAGCATTGGAGGCAGAAATGCCTGAGACATTACCTCGTTGGGGGATGCCGGACGTCAACTTCATTGAGACGGATCCGGAGAAAATCAAATCCGACATCATCAATCGTTATGAGAGTGCAGCCGGTAGGACGTTGAGTGCCGGCGATCCGGTTCGATTGCTTTTATTGACGATTGCGTCTGAAATTATTCAGCTGCGGCAGGTTTTTAACCATGGAGCGCAGCAGAATTTGCTCACCTATGCTCAAGGGCGGTATTTGGACGCTTTGGGCGTGTTCCTCGATACGGCCCGACAGCCGGCAGACAAAGCCGTTACGACAATTCAGTTCACACTCACACAAGCGCTTTCGAGCGCTTTTTTTATACCTGCAGGGTTCCAGGTGAGCGCCGGGAACGTCATATTTGAAACGACCGAACTGGTGACAATCGCTCCGGGAGATCTGCAGGGGACGGCGCAAGCGGAATGCACGCAGGCCGGCACCATCGGAAACGGATATTTATCCGGGCAAATTTCTACGATTGTGGCGCCTCTGGCATTTTTGGCCAGCGCTGTAAACACGACGGAATCGATAGGCGGTTCCGACATCGAGAGCGATGCAAGCTATGCCGAGCGACTGAGGCTTAAGCCCAATAGTTTTTCTGTAGCCGGTCCGGAGAAGGCCTACATTTTCCACGCGTTTTCAGTCTCTCCTTCCATCATTGACGTAGCGATTGATTCTCCGACCCCCGGCGTGGTGAACGTTTACACGCTTCTGACCGGAGGCGCTCTGCCGTCTACAGCATTTCTGCAGGAAGTTGAGGATTATCTGTCCGGAGAGGAAATCAGGCCGCTGACCGATGAAGTCCATGCCAAAGCTCCGACGGCTTATTCCTACAGTGTCAACGTTGACTATTACGTTCTGCAGAGTGACGCAGTTCGACTTTCTGCGATCCAGACTGCAGTGCAAGCAGCTGTAACTGATTACGTTGCGTGGCAGCAGGCAAAAATCGGCAGAGACATCAATCCCGATGAACTCATTAAACGAGTTCGGGATGCTGGCGCCGGCCGGATCCTTCATACAACCCTAACGCCCGCTTTCAAGACTTTAACCAAATCTCAGGTTGCCCAGTGCGCGTCTGTGACGGTGACCTTCAAGGGGCTGGAGGATGGCTAAATGAAAACACTACAGGACATCACCTTAGATGATCTGCTGCCCGACAGTATTTCGTCAGATCAGCAGGTAAAACAATCTGCAGAAGCAATCGACCCGGAACTGAAAACAGTTTCGGGTTTCTTGTTATTGGGCGCTGTGCTGGCCAATGTCGATAAATTGACCAGCACTCAGCTGGATCATATTGCCTACTCGTTTGACCTCACAACTTGGCGTGATTATTGGCCCCTGAGCCAAAAACGGCAGGTGGCCAAAACCGTCGTGGCGCAGAAATGCCGCATGGGAACATTGTCCGCGGTTAAAAAAGTTCTTGAGTCTCTCGGCTCTGCCGTTTCCATCACCGAGTGGTGGCAGAAAACGCCTAAAGGCACACCTCACACGTTTGAAGTAGTTGCCTCTATCGGAGACATATCCGGGGGCCTGAGCGCCAATGCTCAGGAAGATTTCTTCAGACTGCTGGATGAGGCTAAACCCGTCCGCAGTCACTATACATTCACTGTCGTTCAGTCGTTGCTTGGGAACCTACAGGTTTCCGGAACGATTCGCTCAGCTTCTTTTGCGCGTTGTTCTTCCGAAATAACGCCGCTCACAACTCAAATCAGCGTGACACCGCTCATGAGACCGGTTTCTTACGCACGCATCTAATCACCCACTGAAAATTTAGGAGTTTTGATATGCCTAACGTAGTCATTACGTCGGCAGGACTTGCCGCGCTCGTAAATGCCGAAAACAACGGAACACTCCCGGTAAAAATTACTAAATTTGGCCTAGGAACAGGTAACTACACGCCGTCTGCAGATCAGACATCTCTCCAGAGCAAATTTAAAGAGATCACAGCACTGTCCGGCGGAGATGTTGGAGACAACACGATCCACGTCACGATGAGCGACACAAGCTCTGATGCTTACACGGTCAACGAAGTAGGTGTGTACCTTGAAGACGGGACTTTGTTTGCTGTCAGCTCTCAGCCGACCGGCGCAATTTTGCAAAAAGCTGCCGGTTCTCAAGGTCTCCTCTCCATTGACTTGGTAATCAGTGGCGGTACCTCCGGGATCACTGTTGACGGAGATACAAACTTCTTCAATCCTCCGGCTACGACCCAGGTGGCCGGCGTTGTGAAACTGGCATCCCTTGACGAAATCAAGACCGGTACAAACTCTTCAAAAGCGGTTACTCCAAGCGGCGTTTTCAATTTCGTGAAGACTTATGTCACAGAAGCAATTGAGGCGCTTAAGACACTTCTTCGTAAGGAAATCGCTGCCGCAGCTCTGGCAGCTGTTCCTATCGGCGCATGTATTTTCTACCTTGGCACGGAAATCCCTGACGGGTTCCTACTAATGAACGGAGCCAGCGTCGCCAAGGCTGATTTTGATGACCTCTACGATGTCATTGGGAATAAATTCGGAAATGTTGATTCAGATCATTTCAATCTCCCCGACACACATCATAGATTTTTGGAGGGGACAACTAATATTGCGGAGGTGGGGAGCTACATCTCCGCGGGATTACCGAATATCTTGAGCAGTGGTCGAGGGTTTGACGATCAATTCGACATATCTCAGTA